CTTTTTGTCATACACAGAAAAAACACGTTGCTTAATTCCGGGATCCTCTTTCGACTGGAACATTTGAAACCCCCTTTTTAGTTAACATAATCTAACCGCCTCTTTAACTACTCCAAACAGCCATCAACAACACATATACCAAATTAATGAATAATAGTCAATATTTGCTTAACATAAGATACATTGTAGAACTTTTTCAATGTTACACTATGATACACTCTCATACTCACGATTACGCATATTCATGCGAGCACGATGACAGATCTCACGAGTAGATAAACGATCCGGATCATTGTCCGGATTATCACGACCCGAAGAAACACGATCAGCCTTAATCACAGAGAAACCAACAGGGTCAATACCTTCATAAATACCATCATAAAACTTAGGCACAGGAAACTTACGACCTTCAATCACAACAAAATCCTTAGGAAACACATCATTATAGAACTTCTGAAACCACTTCTTACCAATACCACCACGCCGGGACATAGTAGCATATTCAGGCTGTCGACCTTGATACACATCAGGGGCAATATCACCAGTGATCTTTTTTTCAATATACCCGGCGACATAAAACGCAGAATCAACCGTCACATCACCGACAGAACTAAAACCAAAAGGCCAGAGATCTTCCAGGATCTCCGATCGATACAACTTAGAGCCTTTTTTTTCCTTCCAAAACTTTTTGTCGGGAAAATCAAAATTAAACAAACAAGCATGAAAGTGAGGACGACCAAACCGCTCGCCATACTCGCCACAATGAATATATCGAACAGGCCAAGGCTTCCAACGCCTTTCCATGTTAAAACGCCGGGTCTCACGATTGAACCAACACGAGGTATAACTTAGGGGAGCAAAGCGCCGACGAAGACGCTTCATGAAATCCTGAAAATCGGATTTGATCAGAGTACACGCAGAATTAAGGTGCTTTTCATCATACGTAAGAGTGATAAAGCAATTCTTCTCATATAACGAAGCCTCATGAACACAACGAACAGCCCAGTCACGAGCATAATCTTCACGACAACCAACACACCCACCGCAAGGAACCTTGACGGGGGAATCATAAAAGCCTTCCCGGACGTCAAACACAATAGGACGCTTCCCGGTCTCCGGATTAACAATACGTCCCAAATATCCCTTGCGAGGGTGATAACAGGCCATTACAGCCGAATACCGCCACGCTTAGGACGATCAGATACATTCGCAGCATGAGTGCGATCCGCACTATGCGAGAAAAAACCCTGATCACGACCCGGAGAACCAACACGACTCCGCTTATGATAATCAGTACGAGTAACGTCCATAAAACACCTCCTTTCTAAAATTAACTCTTACCAGAAAAAGCCATCTTCAAACTAGGAGAACCGGGTTTAGTCACCTTGCTCCATAACTTAGAAGCAAGATCAAGAGCACTTGAAACAGGAATACGACCAAACATAGGATGACCCAAATAACCACCAGCCTCCGCAACAGCTTTAGCAGCGTTCGCATCATTTAACCTCACTTGTGAATTGATCGCCTCTAGATTAGCACGATTCAACTTCATCTCCATATAAGTTTTCGCCGATGTAGCAATATCGGAAGACAAAGACTGATACGGATTCTCAAGGGTAGCCATAGCACCGCCCGGAGTAGAAGCTCCGTGGTTCGCAGATAGAATCGGATTAAGACCTGCTTTGCGAAGATCTTCGACTTCTCTTTGATGAGCAGTAGACGACATACGCTCCTGAAAAGCCATTTGGTTTTCAGCTTGCTGTATGTTAGCAGCATTGGTCTCCTTTTGCTTTTTTGCAGAAAAGACACTACCAAGTAAACTTGCACCAGCACCAATAAGACCACCAAGAAATTCCATCACTGAACTCCAAAAATAGTACGAAGGAAAAGACTTACTCCTTCAAACCTTTCCGGGAATAAAGCTCCAAGAACATTGACGACACCCATACCGATGATCGTCCAATTACGCTTAGACTTCACAAACTGAGACAACTTCATAAATCCTCCTTTTAGAAGTGATCAATAAGACCAGGCACAGAGTACGTAGGCATCGGGCGCACAGTACGATTCTCGATCCAAGCATCGAGGACAAACTGGGGCTCAGTAGTAACCGCCACAACACGCTGGATAGGATCCGCAGACCCGACAGGAGCCGAAATAAAGGCATCAGAGAGCGTCGGGAGAGAAGTGAACTTCTCTGCCAAGTGCCACATATCGAGAGGCGTAGCGAACGTGGATCTCAGCTTTCCGGTAATAAGGGAGGGCTTATACCGATATTCCGCATAACGCTCCTGATACCCGAAAACAGCAGCATCATTCGCCGGACTAGCCGAACCCTGAAGATAAATCTCTTTATTCAGGATAGGCTGCTCACCAAGATGAGCGAGAGCCGGGAAGTAGTAATCTAAACGAGTAGAACGAGAGAACTCTCTCGGAAGTCCTTGCTGATACGTAAGATCACAACGGACGTTGCAAATACCAATGATAACACCGTGCTCCGTAAACGACTTTACGAAACCATCGGTAGATCCGAGGAACGCATAACCTCCAAGATTACCCAAACCAGTAGGCTGACCACTTGTCGCAGACGTTTGGGGAACCATAGACACATTCACAGGCACAGAACGACCACCAAGAAACTCGGCACGCTGAAGACGTGCGTCAGGAGAAGTCACGCCGAAATGAGACTTCACAAGCTCAATATACCGAGTACCACCACGAGCGTCACGCTCGAGCATCTTTTGAGTCTGAAACGCAAGACGAAGAGCATTGATCGAAAGACCCGAAGCGGAAGCAAGATCCGCATAAATATTCGGGAAACCGGTAGAACCATTTTCCTCAACATAGAACTCGTTATCAACACCAGCCGTTGAAATAATACGTTGCCGAGCATACACAACAGATCCAGAACCACCAGATTCGTAAACAGTCTTATTCGAAACCTGAAAAGACTGGGTACCTTTACCAATACCAGTAACCGGGGCCTCGCCAGTAATACCAGCAGTGACCGCAGTACCCTTTTGCGTCCAAGGTAAAGCAGACGTAAAATAATCATGACGCTTGCCACGCTTACGAAGCGTATAATTAGCAATAGCATCAGGACCATCACCTTTATCCACAGTAATGGAAGATTGAAGATTCTCATCACGAAACCATTGATTCCAAATCAAATTATAGGCCCGATGATAAAGCGACATATGAGACACAGTCGCACCACCACCAAGAGGAGGAACACCCAAATAATCAGAAAGACTTTCCGCAGTGGGATTATAAGCAGTGAACACAGGCACAGTGTAAGAAATAGAGTCGCCCGGATTATCCTGTTCACCCATAAACTTCACAAAATTCGTCCAAATTAGACGAAGGGGAACAAAGAAATAGAACGTATCCAAGAACATATTATCCATGATCGGACGGATCAGGGCAGAAGGCATACGCACGACAAGATGAGAGCGAACGTTGAACGTATCACCCGGAAGAACCTCATCACGGAAGAAGGGAATCAAATACCCTGAACTAAACATAGTCTTATACGCACTGTCACGATTAAAGACAGAACGCTGGATCTCAGCAGCCGGGACTTCCGAGAAAGAATGATTCATGTTAGAGGGATTCTTCATACACCTAAACGCTCCTTTTTAACGTAGCAGACTTCTGAACAGTACAACACCCGAGAAACGAACGACTCAAACGGAAAAACTATCCTTTTTCCACAACAACAGACACCTAAAAACATATTTTCGGTGTCAGTCCGACTATTATAATCAAGTAGACCAATAGTCGGACGCCCCCTCAAGACGGGGTCCCCGACGCCGGAGGCGTCCCCGGAGCCGGCTCAGCCGGCACCGGTTCAACCGTCAAAACACTCTTATCTTTGAGACCAAGCTTTACAGCTTCAACGTCATTCTTGGAATCAGATAAGAAATCGACCAACTTTTGAACATCATTATCAAAACGATTCCTCAACGAAGCGGGGAAGAGCATAAAATCACTTTCCGCTTTAGCGATCCGAGACTTAATTGCGTGAAAATCACCGATCCCGGAGAAATCACCATAATTGGGCGTACGCACAACACCGGAAGAAGGATCAACCAACACACCAGTCTTCTCAAACCGCGCGAACATTTTATTAATATCACACGCCTCAGCATCAGACTGATTAGTAAGAGAAACAACTTCCGGATTTAAAACACTACGTTTAGCGTCTTTGACAACTTCAAAAGACGAACCGGGTCTCTCCAGATTTTCATAATCATACGCAGTACGGATCTTAACCATAGAATTACTCCTTTTCAGAGCCAACCAATTGAGGACGAGACACAGGGCGGAAATCCAAAGCCTCACAAATAAATTCAGGCTTAGGCAAACCAATAACCTCGCCAGTAGTCAAATTAAACTGACCGAGACAATACAAAGAAAAATCGGCGGGAAACTTAAAAAGAGTAGTCTTCGCATCATTGCAAAGCTCCTCAAACCAACGAAGAGCCTCTCCCTTTTGGACGAAATAAACCGGAGAAATATACACCTGACCTTTTTTGTCATACACAGAAAAAACACGTTGCTTAATTCCGGGATCCTCTTTCGACTGGAACATTTGAAACCCCCTTTTTAGTTAACATAATCTAACCGCCTCTTTAACTACTCCAAACAACCATCGATCGTGACTGGGAAAC